TTGAAACATCACCTTCAGGTCTTGATAATTCATTATAAATAGACATTCTAAGAAAGTTTGGGGGTGCATAATGTAATTTATCAATAACTATTGTTTTATTTTTAATATTATTATATAACTTTTTATTCATGTTTGTTATATCACCAACTGACATAAAATTAACAAAAATTTTATATGTTCCATAATGAGCAGCACTTTTAGCTTCAACTTCTTTAAATCCATTATTATAATATAAATCAGCTAATTCAATAGCATCTTGTAAAGCATCAGTACTAAAAAAATCATAATCAGGAAATGTGTTTTTTTTATCATAAAATTGATCTTTTTTAGGTAGTATATTATTCAATGCTGTTCCACCATAAATAATTAATTTTTTTTTTTTCAAAAAATCTTCAATTATTTTAATGATTTTTTTAACCGAAACATCATTAACTTTTTTAAAACCAATATTATTTTCAGCTTTTTCAACAGAACTACGCAAAATAGATAACTGTATTTGTTTTAAATTATTTTTAACTTTTGAATTATTTTTAAAATATTTCATTTTAATATATCATTATATTTTTTATTTATTTTTATATATTAAAGTCATAATAGTCTGTTGTAATATTTCTTGTTTCATAACTTAGTTGAGGATTTGGTGGTTCGGGTTCTGGTATAGTTATTGGAATATATCTTAAATTCTCAGGTTTTAAAACAAAAGCATAAGTATAAGAGTTAAAAAATAATTCGTTTTCTTCTAAAAATGAATCAGGACTTTGATATATCATACAAATTAATTGACAACCGCAAGAACGAACAAGAATACCACTTATATTTGAAGGTGAAGAACCATTATCAGGCATAGCAACCGTCATATTTTGTTTATTGTATTCAGTAAGTTCATTAATATCGGGTGAATATTGAATATTATAATAAGTTAAAGCTCTCATAAACAAAGAATTGCTTGTCATATTTACATATTCATAAAAGTTTTTTGATTTTAAAAATGTCGGATTGTTCATGTCAACAATAATAATAATTTTATTTAGTAAATTTAATAAAGGTGTGTTACCAAAATTTGTTTTATTATTTTCATAACTATATTCTTTTCCGAGTAATTTGTCATTAAACTTTTCAAGTATTTTACTCATATTTTCATACATATTTACATTTGAACTTTTAAAACGTAAATGTAAAACAATTGGATCTGTTGGATTAGGACAAGAACCAATATCAAAAGCATTATAACTAATAATATTAATTACTTCATTAAATGGAATAGAATTAAATGTTTCTTTAACAAAATAGTTATCTGTAGTTGAAGAAGCAACAACAGGATCATCATTCATGGAAAAAATTTCTAAATCTAAACCTCTAACACCTTGTTTTATTATATCTTTTAAAACACAAGTAGAAACAAAATCATTTGAGTAAGCACCACCATTACAACAATTATATGCTGATTTAATATAATAATCTTTAAATGTATAGTTGCATTGTGGATCATCAGATTTCAATGATCTTAAGTTATTATTTATTTTTGAATAAGATTTGTCAAACATATTACATTCATTTGATTGTAAGTTTCGTATATATACTAGCCAATATAAACAAAAAAATAATAAGATAAAAATAATTAAAACAGTAAAAATATAAGCAATTAAATTATTATTCCAATTTTTTATGTTTTCAATAAAATTATTCATTTAATTATATTATAATAATATTTAATTAAACTACAAATATTAATATTTAAAATGAAATAATAATAATAAAATATATATAACTTAATATGCCTGGAGGTTTAATGAACTTAGTTTCAGAAGGTCAAGGAAATATAATATTAAATGGAAATCCAACAAAAACCTTTTTTAAAACTACTTATGCTAAATATACAAATTTTGGTATTCAAAAATTTAGAATTGATTACGAAGGTTCTAAATCACTTCGTCTTTCGGAAGAATCTACTTTTGATTTTAAAATATTAAGATATGCTGACTTATTGATGGATACATATATTTCTGTAACACTTCCAGATATTTGGTCTCCTATTGTCCCTCCACCAAAAAGCCCAGGTAAATGGCAACCTTATGAGTTTAAATGGATAGAAAATTTAGGTTTAAAAATGATTTCAAAACTTGTAATAACTTGTGGTAATCAAAAATTATTTCAATGTTCAGGTGATTATTTGTTAGCTTCAGCTCAAAGAGATATGGCTCTCGCTAAATATACTCTTTTAAACTATATGTCAGGAAACATACCTCAATATACTGATCCTGCTTCATACGGAGTTAATAAAGGAAATTATCCTAATGCTTATTATAATGATAGTTCAACTACTCCTGAACCATCAATAAGGGGTAGAGTTATTTATATTCCATTAAATGTTTGGTTTGTTTTAAATTCAGCTATGGCTTTTCCATTAGTTAGTTTACAATATAATGAATTACATATTTATGTTACATTTAGACCAATTAGTCAATTATTTACAATTCGTGATGTTTATGATTCTGATAATAACTATCCACGTGTAGCTCCTGACTTCAATACATATTATATGCAAATGTATAGATTTTTACAACCTCCACCTGATACAACATTAGGTATAAATTCATATACTGATAAAAGAAGCATATGGAATACAGATGTTAATCTAGTTTGTTCATATTGTTTTTTATCAAATGAAGAACAAAGAGTATTCGCTTTAAAAGAACAAAATTATTTAATTAAACAAGTTAATGAAACAATAAATTATAATGTAACAGGTTCAAATAAAATAGATTTAAACTCTACATCGGGTATGGTTGTTTCTTGGATGTTTTATTTTCAAAGAAGTGATGTTAATTTAAGAAATGAATGGAGTAATTACAGTAATTTTCCTTATGGTTCTGTTCCCAATTTTATATCACCTGCACCTGTTGTTGGTAGTGAACCATTTTACTTCTTAGATAGTTCAACTACTTCAAATATAGGACCAGGTGTTAATACAAATAATACATTAACTAATTTTTTTATTACAAAAACTTATAGTATAGAAAATACTAAAGATATATTAATAGATTTATCAATTTTATTTGATGGAGAATATAGAGAAAATACACAACCTTCAGGTGTTTATAATTATTTAGAAAAGTATATTAAAACACCCAGTTTTATTATTGGAAGTTTAGGATTATATTCTTATAACTTTAATTTAGAAACTGATTCTATATCTCCAACTGGTGCTATTAACATAAGTCGTTTTAATAATATTCAATTTGAGTTTAATACTATCATTCCACCTCTTGACTTATTAGCTCAATCTATGGATATTTGTGATCCTTCAACCGGTCAAGTAATAGGAGTAAATAAACCCTATTGGAATATTTATCAATACAATTTTGATATTCATTTATTTGAAGAAAAATACAATATTCTTAAGTTTTCTGGTGGTAATGCTGGACTTTTGTGGGCGTATTAATATTATAAATACGCATTACTTGCTAATGGACCTTCATCTATAAAAAGTCCTGTTGTTGTCTCTCTTTTAGGATATTGAATAGTATATTTTTTATCTTCAGGTTTTGGATCCCATATGAATGATGAGTTATCTTTATTTATTTTTGTACCTAAGTTAGCTGCTTCATTAAATAAAAATGGACCAAAATATATTGGTGGTGGTCCTACATTTTTATTTTTTATATCATAAATTTTTGCCTGACTTCCTATATCTGTTGTTATTTTTGAATATTGAGGAACTAAAAAACTATATTTTCCAGCATTATTATTTCCTCTTATGTTTTTATTATTATTATTTTTTTCATACATTTTATTTGGTATATTACAACCATAACAATCAGTATCACTTGTACATTGTTCTCCTGTTATATAACATTTTGATTGACTTGAACACATATTATTACATGTATATGTTGTTGTTAGTGGTAAATCAACAGTATGTGAATAATTTGAATTATTGTTATTAAAATTTTCTTTTATCGATTTTAATAAAGGAAAAAAAATAAAAATAGAAATACATAATAATAATAATAATAATAATAATAATGGTAAAATATTTTTTCTAAGAAAAAATAAATAAATAGTATTATTTTTCATATAATATATATTGATTTAATAAAGTATTCTAATTATATTTATTTATATTTATTTATAATAAGAATGGATCAAACTTACATAAACAGTAAAACATCAAGTCAAGAAAAAGAACCCAATTATACAACATTTTATTCACAATTATTTTATGTAATTTTAAGTATTATTATTTCAATAATTATAGCTTCAATTTTTCTTTATATGACTAAGATTTCACAAACAAATATTATAAATACTATAATAAATATCTTAGGTACAAATAAAGACAAAGATACAACTACGGATACAACCAAAGAAATAAATAAAGAAATAGATGTAAATATTGTAAAACAATATACTGATTTTTTTGGAAAGTTTGGACTAGGTTTTTTATCGTCTAAAAAACCTGAAATTTACACAACAAAAGTTTTATTTAACGATAATATAGAAATCATATCTAAAAATTTAAAATTATTATTAAATTTAAAAAATAAAGTTTATGGAAAATCCTTATCAGAAACAGAGTTTAATAAATTAAAAGAAGAACAAAATAAAAACTCAGAAACAAAAAACAAAGAACCAAAAGAACCAAAAGAACCAAAAGAACCAACTAATAATGATTCAAATACATTTGTTTTATGGTATACTTATAATGTTATTTATCAAACTTTAACATCCAGTTTATGGGGACTTAATAGTTTATTTAATTTATTAGGAAAATATTTATCAGAAAGTATTATTTTAATTATTTTTTCATTTTTTTCCGGAACATTCGTAATATTATTTTATATTATTATATTTGTTTTAACGATTTTTTATACTATAGTTAATTTTTTAAAAATATACGATTCAAGAATACCAGGAATTATTTCAACAGAAAAAAAAGAAATTAAAAAAACTGAATTCAAATTTGATTTTGGTAATTTTTCAAGAATATTTACTTACCCAAACTTATTTTTATTATTTATGTTGTTTTCTGGTATTTTATTTGTTATTGGACTTTCTATATTTAATTTTTTTTATGTTATTTATATTTTTTTAAGCAATAATGGAAAAATTATTACAAAAAATCAAAATAAAAGTGAAAATCAAAATTTTAATTTTATTGATTTATGTAAATCAACTTTTAAATATAAAAGTCAAGTTATTATGTTATTATTTTCATATAAATTATATAATGATGTTATTACAAATCTTGGAAGTACTTACATTTGGTCTTTTTTTATTGCTTTGTTATTATTTTTAATATTTACAAATGTATTTAACTCTTATATGTATAACCCAGTTGATGACACAAATTTAACAAGTGGTTTTTCTAACCAAGAAACTTCATCTGAAATAAATTCACCACAAATACCCGAAAAATCACAAACACCTCAAGAAAAATCATCGGAAACAAGTTCATCTGAAACACCTCAAGAAAAAACACCAGAAACAAGTTCATCTGAAACACCTCAAGAAAAAACACCAGAAACAAGTTCATCAGAAACACCTCAAGAAAAAACACCAGAAACAATTTCATCTGAAACACCCCAAGAAAAATTACCTCAAACAACTGGTGGAGGAAAAGTATTATGTAAAAATACAAAACATTTTGTCAAGCATTTGAAACATTATAAATAATAGTTATATATTTTGTTATATATTTTGTTATATATTTTGTTATATATTTTGTTATATATTTTGTTATATATTTTTAGATATAAAAATTTTATCAAAATACCATTTATGTTTTAAAGCATCATTATATCCATTTTCATATAAGTCATTAAAGTTTAAACTATTTTTTTTAACTAATGAAACCATAATTTTTAAATTTTTTATTATATTTTTTGTTTCACTTTTTATATTTTCTTTATTATTTTCTTTATTATTTTTTATTGTATCAAATAAGTTAGGTGTAATATTTAAAACAGGTTTAGAAGTATTTATATATGGATATGAACTAAAACCACCATCAAAATTATACATGTTATAATATTTGTTAGAAAAAAAACCTGAAGTAATAAATGGAATATGAGAACTTGCTATACAAGCATTAATAGCATCTTCTAAACTATTAAAATCAGTAAAAATATTTGTAAGAATTTTATAATTTTTTATAGTAGTTATACCAACAAATAATTTATGTAAATCAAAATCATTGTCATTAAAATTATTCAACAGTTTATATTTTAAACTATATTCAAGTTCAATAATAGAATCTATATTACTTATATTTTTACACATAATTTTATCAAATAAAATTTTCATATCATTTTTATAACAAAGAGATAATGAAATCCATGAACCAGCTGAAGCACCCGTAAAAATATAATCTGTTAAGTTATAATTATCTTTTATAAATGAAACAATACCAAACAGATAAAATCCATAAAACCCACCTGGTGATATGGTAATAATTTTTTTATCAATAATATTTGTATTATTGATTAAAAATAATTTTTCATTTTTATAAATTGTATTTTGTTTTATATTTATTATTGTATTCAAGGGATTTTTAATTTTCATAAAACTTTTTTTAATAAACAAAAAACTATTTATATTTGTTAATAAATAAAATGTAAATAAATGAAAAAATAACATTTGTATATAATTTATTATTATTTTTTTAGATATTAATTTAAAAAATAGTTTAATTAATTATTAATATGACAAATATTTTATCAAAAATAAAAACTTTATCTTTTGTTTCTATTTGTACCATTACATTCAATAGAAGACCATTTATTAAATATTTAAAAGAAAGTATAAAACAACAAACATATCAAGGTGATATTGAATGGATAATAATAGATGACGGAACAGATAAAATTGAAGATTTAATACAGGACATTGATTTTGTTAAAGTGAGATATTTTAAATATGATAATAAAATGAGCATAAGTAAAAAAAGAAATTTGTCAAACTCTTTATCAAAAGGTGATATAATTATTTACTTTGATGATGATGATTATTATCCTCCTGAAAGAATTGAACATGCAGTTACCAGTTTAAATAATAATCCTAATTATTTAATTGCGGGTTGTAATACGATGTATATTTATTTTAAGGATACTAAAAATATGTATAGTTTTGGACCTTATGGTAAATATCATTCAACAGCAGCTTCTTTTGCTTTTAAAAAAGAGCTATTGACTATGACTAATTTTAATGAACAAGATTGTTTATCAGAAGAAAAGTTTTTTTTAAAAAATTATACGATTCCATTAATTCAATTAAATCCTCTTAAAACTATTTTGGTTTTTCGTCATATTCATAATTCTTTTGATAAAAATGAATTATTAAATAA